TATACAATTTATCAAGGTCGCTCAGCAAATAGACATACAAAACCTTTTAGGAACGGAGCTATATAAAAAAATCGGTGCAGATATTACTTCTGGTGCTGGTGGAGGTGCTGGTTTATCTGGTAATTATCTAACTTTAGTTAATGATTATGTACAACCAACTTTAATATGGTTTGCTCAAATGAATTATATACCATTTGCAGCATATCAAATAAAAAACGGAGGTGTATTTAAACACAGTAGTGAAACAGCCCAAAACGTTGACAAAAACGAAGTAGATTATTTAGTCTCTAAAGCTAGAGAGTATGCAAATTACTATTCTACTAGAATGGTAGACTATTTGTCTTTTAATGATAATCTTTTTCCAGAGTATAATCAAAATAATAACGAGGATATTAGCCCAGATACAGACACAACTTTTAACGGATGGGTTTTATGAAGTATAAGGTAAAAGAGACTAACCTTACTAAGCTTAAAAAGTATATAGACGAGTCTTTAAAAAAAGAAACACTTGTAAAAGCTAAAGATGATAAATAATGTAATAAACGCTAAAAGCAGACAGTACACAGAGAGCGGTCTTACTGGCGAAAAAATGTCTGTAACTTGGAGGCATTATATTAGTGGGGTTAATACATATACGCTATATGACACTGGAGCGACTACAACGTTCCCTTTTGCTTATGGCGGTATACCAGTGCCACACGATGCTTATTTTACGTCTTTAAGTTTAGCGAGTATGCCTTATTCTAGTAGACAATTTCCTAATGGAAGTAGTGCAACTCTTAGCGTCTATGCTGATAATGTTTTATTAGGCTCACAAACTCAAGCTTATGAAAACAATGTAAGAGAATATGTAAAATTTGACTTTGGGCGTAAATTATTAATAAACGCAAATCAAGTAATTACATTGAGATTACAAGTGAACGGTCAATGGTGGTATAGTACTACGACTTCAATAATAACACAAAGATAATGGAAAATCCAATACTAGCATTAATACCAAGCGGCTATAGAGCACAAAAAGTTTACTCTGTTTTACCTAGTGATGGTAGTGGGGACTTTGCTTTTGATAGAAATGGTAAGGGTACAAGGGTTAACAAGGCTGGTCTTATAGAAACTATAGGGGCTTCTGTTGACGATTTAGCTCGTTTAGATTGGTTTAATAGTAATTGCCCTAACTTACTTATAGAGCCTTTAAGAACAAATAGGCAAGTAAGGTCAGAGGAGCTAGACAATGCTTCTTGGAGTAAGGTAAATACAACAGTATTAGCTAATCAAACAACAGCACCAACTGGAGAGTTAACAGCCGATAAGTTATCAAGAACTTCTACAGCTGCTAATTATGTGGCTGGCATCTCAAGTAAATCTGCCTCAAGTCAATTAGATGTAGTTTCTTCTGTTTTTGTAAAACAAGGACAAGGAGACTTTATAGCGTTTAGAGCTCAAGGACAATACCCTAATAGAGTAGATGCAATATTTCAATTTAGCACTAAAACACTAACGACAAGTTTAGGGGGTAGTAATTTTAGCGTTACAAGTTCACAAGTTCAAGACTATTCTAATGGCTGGTATAGGCTTTCTATTGTTTATAATACTGACACAAGAGCAACCTTAACGACACTATTAAGCCCAAGAGCTACAAGCGGTCAAATAGATGCTACAGACACTTCTACAACAGCTTTCGCTTATGTTTGGGGGGTACAGTTTGAAGAAGGTAGCACACTATCAAGTTATATCGAAACAGTTTCAGCAGCAACTACAAGACTTTCAGATGTTTGCAGCGTAACCACACCTACTGGAGTAACTACGATTACAGAAACTTTCGCAGATAATACGACTAACGTAATTACTACTATACCAACTACGTACACAGTAAGTAATGGATTGATTAAAAAAATAATAATGAACTAATGAAGATAGGAAAATACGAGTATAAAGACCAAAAAACTGCTGAAGCTAAAATAAAGGGTTTAGGCGTAGCAAAAGATAAAGAAGGTAACGAATATCCAACGCATAAGCATAGTATCGTTAAACTAGGTAATATCGTTTTGAAGAGTGCAGAATACGACAAAGAAGGCAACGAAACTAAAGCACCAGTACTAAGTAGTAAGTATCACTTAGATGTAGCGTTTCAATTAGAAGACACTTATAGCAAAGACGGAAAACTAATCAAAGCAGACCACCCTTATGGTTGGAAGTCGGCTAATGTAGATTTGAATAGTAATGGAGTGCACGAATTTTATGGAGTTGACTATTTAACACATAAATTCTAATGGTTAGAGGATTAAGATATTTAGCTGATAAAATAGAAGCGTTTCATTTTTTATGTATAGTTAAATGGAATAAGTTTTTAGAGAGTATTAAATTATGAACATACAAGATTTGAAAATAGGCATATTAAACGCTGTTACTTTAGGGGTCAGCTTTACGCACATAGAAAACAGCTTAAAGGTTATACTGTTGGTTTTATCTATAGGATATACAGCACAAAAGATATACGAAACACATAAAAAAAAGAATGACTAAGAACTTTAGTATAGGTGAATTTAATTGTAAATGCGGCTGTGAAATGCCTAATGATGTTTTAGTTAATATTACTAAACTAGCTAATCAATTACAGTTTGTTAGGGATAACTTAGCCAGACCTATAACTATAAACAGTGCTTATCGTTGTGTAAAACATAATAAGTCAATAGGGGGGTCTAAAAACTCTCAGCACATACTAGGCAAAGCAGCTGATATTGTAATAAGTGGGCTAGACCCTATTTTAGAAACATACGATTATTTAGATGACCTTATGCGTACTGGTGAAATATTACAAGGAGGGCTTGGGATGTATAAAACATTTACCCATATAGACATAAGAAAAACTAAGGCACGTTGGTAATGAAAAAGATACTTGACTTTTTAGGTGGGAATGTAATAAAAGAAATAGGAGGTATAATAGACAACCTATTTACTACTGACGAAGAACGCTTAGAAGCTAAAAATAAGATATTTAAAGTAATACAAGAGAAAGAGCTTGAGCTGCAAAAAATGCAAACAGATATAATTATTGCTGAAGCAAAAGGAAACTGGTTACAAAGAAGCTGGAGACCTATTCTAATGCTTTCTTTTGGGTTTATAGTTATTTATGTTAAGTTCTTAGGTCCTTTGTTTGGGTTCACTATTCCACCTTTAGAAAATGAGTTCTGGAATTTACTACAGTTAGGTATAGGCGGTTACGTTGTAGGGCGTTCTGCTGAAAAGATAGCTAAAAGTGTTACAATTAATAAAAACTAACTTTTTTCTTTTTAATTCCAAATAAAAGATATAACTTTGAATTTTTTGTTAAGCTAATTAATTGGCTAAACGTTTTTATTGCCCTTAAAGGCATAAAAAAACTAGTATCTAAATAAATAGATAAGATATCTGAGAACTATTCAAAATGGCTAAGAAAAAAACCTTAAAGTATTGGAAGACTAAAATTGATAAAGTATTTCACGAATATATAAGGCGTAGAGATGCTGATAATAATACTGGCTTTTGTAATTGCATAAGCTGTAGTAAGCTCATACACTACACAGAAAGCGATGCGGGCCACTTTATATCACGTGGCAAATTATCTACTCGCTATGACGCTAGAAACGTTTATGCTCAGTGTAGAAAATGCAATAGGTTTGAGTATGGTCGTCAATATGAATATTCTTTAGCTTTAGGTGAACAACTATCAGAAGAACTACTTATTAAGTCAAGAGAAATATATAAGCTTTCTGACTGTGAATGGTTAGAAATATTTAATGACTATAATAAAAAACTTCAAGAACTAAAAAATACACAAAACTTTTAATTGTTAATAACTATCAAACACTATATAACACTATAACTATAAATAGGCTGTATATTTGCTAAAGAATTATCTTTGTTTTTTGTTTTGAGCTACTAACTAGCTTGATTAAACCCTTCTTAATTGAGGGGTTTTTTTGTTTATAATGTGTTTATATTTTTTTTATTAGATATTTTTATTTACATTTGTATTATTATTAAACAAAACAAAAACAATGTATTTAACAGAAAGATTAAAACCAGAACACAAAGCAAAGCTTGAAAATCAAAACTTTCATTTTCCTTTAGTAGTGGAAGAAGTATGGCACGAATTAGAAACAAAAACTAAAGTAAGTGAATTAACTTATGGAGTTGTAATGAGTTTACACACTTTGCTAAGCAATTATAGCAGCCCTTACGAACTATTTAACGAGCTATAAGATGACTTATTCAGAAGACGTAAACAGAGCAGCCTCAACCGATACAATAGACTTTTTAAACGCTAGAATTAAAGCACTAGAAAAAAGAGTAGAATATTTAGAAGCACAAAACGAAATTAATAACTTAAATAAATAAAAATGAACAAAGACAAATTATTAGAAATGTATAATACTTACGAACTAAGTAAAGAAGATTTCTTTAAACACCAACACTACACAATTATAACACGTCAAGGAATTGACAAGATACAAGCTAAGGCAAAAATTCAAATCAATTATGAAGTAATAAGGTGCGAACCAAACTATGCAGTATTTAAAGCTATTGCAAGTAAAGGAGCAGCTAACATAGAAACGTTTGGGAGTGCCTTAAAAGGCGATACTTATAAAGACTCAACTACTAACTCTTTTTACATTGCAGAGATGGCGGAGAAACGAGCTATGAGCAGGGCGGTTTTAAAGCTTACAGGCTTTTACGAGCTTGGGGTTTTTGGAGAAGACGAATCAGAATCATTTAAAAGAAAATAGATGTACGAAGAATCGGAGTGCTGCGGTGCAGATAGATGGTATTACACAGACCTTTGTAGTGAGTGTAAAGAAAATACAGAATTTAGAGAAGTAGAATAATAACAACAATTAAAAACAATTAAATTATGAGTGCATTAATCAATTTTAGTATCAATGTGGCAAAACTGCCAAAAGAAAAATTTATCGCTGGGAAAGACGGTGCGGTTTACGTTAATCTTACAATGTCAGTAAATGACGATACAAGATACGGTAATAATACAGGCGTGTTTGTTAGCCAAACACAAGAAGAACGCGAGGCTAAGAAACAAAAGTCTTACTTAGGGAATGGTAAAGTAGTTTGGAACAACGGAACTATCGTAAACGCTGAGAAAGAAGAACAAGTTGAAGCTGTTACACAAGAAGCTGAGGTAAGCGATTTACCTTTCTAAATTAAAGGGGGCTTAATTGCCCCTTTTTTATTACCTTTAAACAAAACAAAACAAATGACAGAAGACAAGACAACAGAAAATATGTTAATGGAACTCATAGCTGAAGAGTGTACTATTGACACTTCTGAAATTATGGATTATCCACCGACAGCTTTAAGCTTAGGAGAAAGCACAATACAGTCTAAAGGAGGGGAGATTAAGTTCCCTATACCGATTGGTACTTATGGTAATTTTTCTTTTATACAAGCCCCACCTAAAAGCAAGAAGACTTTTTTTGTAAGTCTATTAGCTTCAGTGTATTTAAGTGGTGGTAATAACTTTGGAGGTAGGATTAAAGGACATAGGGAAGGTAGGTGTTTAATGCACTTTGATACAGAGCAAGGTCATTGGCACGCTCAGAGAGTGTTTAAGAGGGTGCAGGATATGAGTATCACAAAAGATGTAGGGTGCTATAAAACATTCGCTTTAAGAACTGTAGGGTATAAAGAAAGATTAAAATTTATAGAGTACTGTTTAGAACAAAACAAAGGAAAGAATGGTTTAGTTGTGATTGATGGTGTAGCAGACCTTGTAAGCGATGTAAATAATTTAGAAGAAAGTAACCTATGCGTACAAAAGATAATGCAATTAAGTGCCAAATACGACTGCCATATTATTACAGTTATACATTCTAACTTTGGAAGCGACAAGCCTACAGGACACTTAGGAAGCTTCTTAGAGAAAAAAACAGAAACACAAATACAATTAGAATTAAATACAACCAATAAAGAATGGGTAACAGTAAGCTGTAAGAGAAGTAGGGGTTATTCATTTGAAACGTTTAGCTTTAGTATAAATGAGTTTGGATTACCTTTTGTAATTACCGATTATGTATTTGACCCTTTAAAGCATTATGTACCCAGAACACTAACTAAAACAACTTTATGAAAACCCTAGTAGAACTTGCATACGATAAAAAACAAACCTTTATTAATATTGTAAAAAGCTTTGGTTGTAATTCAAGTTATGCAGAAGACATAGTGCAAGAGTTGTTTATACAAATTCATTTAGATGTAAAGAAAGGTTTAGACCTTTGGTATAATGATGATATAAACACCTACTATTGTTATAAGGTTCTTAGGGGAATTTATTTAAACACTCATAAAAAACAAGCTAGATTTTTAAAAACATATATAGAGGATATGGGTGAAATAAAACAAGCTGAAGATTTAGGTATAGACGAAGTAGAATATGCTAAACAAAAAGACAGTATAGATGATATATTAAAAGAGATGTATTGGTACGATTCTAAGGTCTTTAGTTTAGTAGCTTCTGGTAAAAGTGTAGCATCACTAAGCAGAGACACTAAGATAAGTTATTACAGCTTATACAATACTTATAGAACAGCATTAAAAAATATAAAAGAGCAAATATGAGATTAGGAGATTTAGTATATTACATTACTTACTACACTGGTATAAGGTGGCTTTGGAAAAAGATTAACCCAAACTGTGAGTGTGACAAAAGACGTGAAGAATGGAACGATATAGACTTAGACTTATGGAAATAGAACACAGAGAAAAATGGAAGCGGTTTAAAGCTGACGTAAAAGGAAAGTTATCAAAAGAACAATATAAGCTCTTATGCCACCTGCATTCAGTCTACTATAAGCACAAGTATCACGAGCCCTGTAGTTGCAACCCTAAACGCTTAATACAATGGATTAACGAAATAGATAAAATATATGCCAAAAATTAAAGACATACATAAGTTTGAACAGTCAGTAGTAACGCTATTGAATTTAGATGGCTGGACGTTAAACCATACTGGAGAAGGTAGTGAAAGCTGGGACGCTGAGGGTAAAACACCCAAAGACCAAGACTGTATTATAGAAATGAAATTTAGGAATAAATACTATGAGACTAAGATAATAGAAAAGGATAAGTTTGATAGATTAATAAACACTGGTAAGGTTGCTTTGTATTTTGTTAATGACCCCAAAGGAAATTATATGTTTTGGCTCAATAAGCTTAAAGACCTAGAAATTAAAAAAATGTATTGCCCAAGCACAACCCTTTGGAATAGCCGCAAGGTATCTAAGTCTTGTTATTTACTTAAAGAAAGCGATGCAGCTATAATAAACATTAATGAAGAAGACACTGAGCTAGGTATCTGGGGTAGCTATTTTAAGGTAAAAGAATAAAATACTTTGTTTATAATTTGTTTATAAGTATAATTTGTATTATGTTTGTAAAATGAAAACACAACTAGACGATTTAAACCAAGAGTTAAAAGACATTGATAGGACGCTAAAAAAAGATGTGCCTTACGAGCTTAGGCTTAAGTTACTTAAAAGACAAGAAATAGTAAGAAGTATAATAATTAATATCCAATAAAATGAAAAAGACAAAAACAGGATTACACATTGACGTAAAAGGTAAACGTATTGAAGTCTATACTCAGAAGGAGTTAGAGAAGTTAGAAGCAGAAGCTAATGAAAGATTAGATTTTCTTGTAGTACTTGCTTTGGCTGGGTGCTTAATTACTGTTGGATTTATAATAGGCCTTACAGTATGACATTACTTCAAAGACAGTCTTACGTTCTTTGGTTTAATTTTATATCCGATAGGGTTTTAAAGTGGTCTAATGCAAAGCCAAAAAACAAAGACCTTAAGCACTTTATACAAGGAGTTAGCGAGATAGGTCAGTATGTTAACCAGCTTAACATAGAGAATAAGGTTTTAACTCAAAGAGTTAGTGCTGTAAGAGATAGCAAGAACCAAACTATCTTAGAGCTTAATAAACAAATAGAAGATTTACAAAACAAATTAAAACAATACGATATATGAATGAATGGGACGAATACATAGATTCACCAGATGCAGAAACAGAATGCCGAACTTGTGGCATAGAAACTAACGGAGATACTTATTGTTCAAGGTCTTGTTATAACTACGATACAGAATGATACTATTAGTAGATGCAGACAGTTTAATATTTGCAGCTTGTTATAAGAAACGAGAACACAAAGATGGTGAGAGGTTTTATACAGACATAGAAGACGCTAAGTCTAAGTTTGATGAGCAGTTTATGAGCATTGTAAACAAGCTAGAAGATATGTACCCAGTTGAAAGGGTTATAACTTTCAGCGGTTCAAAGGGAAACTTTAGAAAGCTAATAACTCCAGTATATAAAGCAAATAGAAAGAACGCAGATTTACCACCATTACTAAATGAAATGCACCAATTTGTAAAAGAAGAGTACGATAGTGTTTGGGGTTATGGTATAGAAACAGATGATATTGTTGCTAGGTATTGGTATGAACTTTCAAACGAAGTAGGTAGGGACAATGTTATGATAGTCAGTATTGATAAAGACTACAAACAATTTCCAGCCCTTATATACAATTACCATTATAAGCATAAAGTCATACTAGATATATCAGAAGAGGAAGCTATATATAATTTCTACGAGCAAATGATTATTGGGGATGGAGCTGATAATGTTCAATACTTTAAAGGTAAAGGGAAAGTCTTTGCTGGTAAATGGTTTAAGGGTTGTGAAACTAAGTACCAATATACTAGAAGAATGTACGAATTATTTAAACAAGAATATAAAGGTAAAGCACGACAGAATTATGTTGAATGTTACCATTTATTGAAACTAAGAACAGAATGATTAGATTTGTTTACGACCTAGACATAGTCTTAGAAGCAATAGAAAACCAAGACTACGATGACGCAGTTAAAATGATTAAAGATATAAAGGAAGATTTAAGAATTATAGCATTATTATAAAAAAAAGTGTTTATAATTTGTTTATAACTATAAAAGGTTTTATATTGCAGTATCTTAAAAAACAAAACAATGAAATACAAAGCAAATTTAAAAGTGACAGGAAACAAAGTGTTTAGTTATAACACACACGTTGCAACCATTGAAGGCAATGACTTAATACAATTAGGTTATTGGAGCCAAACCACTCAGAAGCATATTAACCACGTAGCTGAAGAACTTGACTTAATATTAATAAATTAGATATGAAACTATTTGAAGACGAATGGGGCATTGATGAATCACCAATAGAAGACGTAGAAATTACAACTACATTATTATACTTTAGTAAGTCAGAGTTAAAAGAATTTAAAGCATTATGTAAAAAAGGTATAAAGATAGAGTTCCAAGAAGACTACCAGCAAAAGGGAAACCTAAGTGATTTACTTTTAAAGGTACTAAAACAAAGATATGAAAATAGATAAAATAATAGTTAAAAGGGTTTTAGATAACGATAAAGCTGCAAAGCTAAAAACTAAGTTCCTTAATACAAGCCACTACAATACATTAATCACAAAGGATTGCGATGCCTTTGACAACTGTGGAAACCTATTGTTTAGGTTCAGGAAAAATGCAATACCAATAGACGTGCTCAAAAATGGCGTTGATGCCTTTAGGGGTTCTATAGAAGTGACTGAGGGTCGTGGCTCTGCAAGTGGGAGCAGCCATAAACGAATCAGGAAAGATGGTAGTGTAAGCAATATAACAGTAGGGAATAAAGTAGAGTCTGGGAATGTGGGTTTTATGGATAGCGGTGCTATGGTTAAATATTGCAGAACGACAGCATTTGCAAAGAACCACTTTGATAAGTTTAAACAAGGTATTCCGTTCGTTGAGTTTATTGATAAAAAATATGCTGAGTTATGCCCAGTTCATTACGCCAAACAAAAAGCGATTGCAGATGGTACGAACAGGAACTATGTTATAGGGGATACTAGCTTTACAACGGTAACTGTTAATAAAAACTTCCGTACGGCTTGCCACCAAGATGCTGGCGACTTCCGAGAGGGGTTTGGAAACCTTATTGTGTATCGTGAAGGTAATTATGATGGAGGATACTTTGTGATGCCAGAGTTTGGGGTTGCTATTGATTTAGAAAATACTGACTTATTATTTGCAGACGTACACAAGTGGCACGCAAATACAGAGTTTACTAATTGCAGCGATGATTGGTTACGCATAAGTTTCGTTATGTACTATCGTGAAAATATGATTAAATGCAGTAGCCCAAGCGGTGAACTGCAAAAAGCTAAAATGGATAAAACTGGTTACTTAACATTATAAAACAAAAACAATGGAAACAACTACAAAACAAAGCAAAGGATTGAAGTTTGAATCATTCATTATGGATTGGTTCGCAGAAAACCACAAGATTAACCTAAGCCATTATACAACTTATGATGAGCAAATACACAAAGGGGAAAACAGGCAGGGAATAGAAATAAAGAACGACCAGATGTTTAAAAAAACTGGAAACCTATTTATAAGCGTAGAGCGTGACTATGGTTACAAGAAGCACCCAAGCGGGATATACAAAGACCAGAGCTGGCTTTATGTTATAGGTGATGTAGATTGCTTTTATATTTTTGCTGTAAAGCATTTAAAACAAGTTTACGAAGTTAATGATTTACCTTTGTTTAGCGGTTTTAAAACACCAAAGGGTGGTACAGAAAAAGGTTACTTATTAAGTAGGAAAAATGCTGATAAGTTTTGTATTCAAAAAGTAACAAGTCAAACAAAATTATTCTAATGGATTATATAATAACTTGCATAAGCCATAATCGGCACGAAAACGTAAAAGACTTTTTTGAAAAAGCTGGAACGGAAGAAGTTGTTTTTTTTGTTAAAGACCAAACAGACATTGACAATTATAGATTGAATGGTGCTAAGGAAGTAATTGCTTCAGGGGGATTAATGGATAGCAGGAATGCAGCTCTAGATTATTGTTTTAATAATGGTAAAATATGCGTAGAGTTAAGTGATGACCTTGAATCAATAATGGTTAATGACTTTACTGGTAAAAGAACAAAGAAATATTGCACTGTAATTGAATCATTAAGTAATATAATGCCTAAATTTATTGAGTCAGATTATTACCTAGCTGGGTTCCCGCCTACTAATAACCCATTCTTTGCCCTTAATAAATACGACTTGAATAAATTTATTGTTGGCGACTTCTTGATTATAAAGCCTACAAGTATAAGGTTTGACAATAATTTAAAGCTAAAGGAAGATTATGATTTTTGTTTAAGTTTTATGAAATTAAAGGGTGGGTGCATACGTTATGCAGATTATTTAATGTCATTTAAACACTACTCTAATAAAGGTGGGGCGGTTGATTATAGGACAGCAGAACTAGAGCAAAAGACCATAAAATACCTTACTCAGAAATGGGGTGATTGCATAAAGTTAAACACTAAACGGGAAAACGAAATACTATTAAATAAAAACAGTTATAAAATTTTAAATTCTAAACAAATAAATTTATTTTAATGAGATCAACCTATTTACATTACGAGAACGGTAAAGGCTATGACGTTATAGACTTTATAAAAGATTATGAGCTAAACTTTAACAGAGGTAATATTATTAAGTATATTTGCAGGAGTGGTAAAAAAGATGATGAGCTTAAAGACTTAGAAAAAGCAGCCGACTACTTAAGGCGAGAGATAGAATACTTAAGAGATCAGAAAGAACAATGGATAGAAAAAAATAAATAATATGAATAAAAAGAAACACACCCAAATTCAAAGAATACTAAGACTTGAAAATATAGTAACACAGCTATACGTAAAAGTAGAAGCTTTAAAAACTATAATAGATAAAGAACAAATAGATGACGAACAAATAGAATTAGAACACCAAGAAAAAGTAAGGGGAGTACAAAACTAAAATAAAAACTTATGTATATAAATATAGAACTAAAACCAACAGAAAAAAAAGACTACTATAAATTCGTTATCAATGGGCTTAAGCTAGGAGAATGGGAACGAAGCGAACTAAGACACTTAATAGAAGTAATAGACAACAAAATATAATGAAGTTAGAAACAATAAAACAAGCGGTAAATAATAAATTCAATTTAGACATTACCTTAGACACAAGACAAAGAAACTACACATACGCTAAGAAAGTATTTTGTAAACTTGCTTATGAATCTGGCAGCACCTTTAGGGAAGTAGGGGAAACAATTAAAAAAAGTCATTGCAATATACTACACCACGTTAATAGCGTAAACGTAATAAGCATAGAGGATAAAAAGAAACACGACGAAATTATAAAAGAGTTAGACTTAACCTTCTCAAGCCCCTTCTTTAATTTAGAACAAGCCAAAATAAAAAAAGAAATAAAGAAAAAAGAAACAAAAAAAACTATAAAAGAAATACAAGACGTTATAGACGTTTTAAGTGGCTGGGATATAGAAACAGTAGCAGAGTTTAAACAAACACGCTTAGACCCCTTTAACGCATCATTAAAGCATAGGATAAAGCCTAAGACAATAAAAGAAGTAAAAGGAGCTATTCTAAACAAGAGATTAAATAACCCATTACTAAGCTATAGCTAAAATAAATACAAAACGTTTATATATTAGTAAGTTCAGTTAACTAATTAAATACTGATTATGGATAAGAGGGTAAACAATAAAGGTACAAAAGGAAACAAAGGTGGTAGACCACCAAAGGCAGACGAGATAAAACTAATTGAAAGATTAGACGCTATAATAGACAAAGATGAAGCACTAAGTAAACTAGGGGAGTTAGTAGCTAAAGCTGATATAAGAGCCTTACAGCTGTATTTAAGCTATCGTTATGGCAAACCAAAGGAAAGTATAGACCTTAACTCATCGGAGGGCTTAAACATTAACTTTAGAGATTTAATTAAATTTGTAGATTAACCATTGATTGAAGTAAAGAAAAAATACCTCCCTATTGTAAAAGAAGACAGTAGGTACTATATTGTAAGTGGTGGGCGTGGTTCTGGAAAGTCTTTTTCAGTAAACGCCCTTTTAGTAATGCTAACCTATGAAGCTGGGCATACAATACTATTTACACGTTATACGCTAACCTCAGCTTATATATCTATCATTCCAGAGTTTATAGACAAGCTCGAACAGTTTGGCTCTATACACGATTTTCACATAACCAAAGATGAGATACTAAATAAGAAGACTGGTAGTAAGATAATCTTTAGAGGGATAAAAACCTCAAGTGGAGACCAAACAGCTAACCTGAAATCTTTACAAGGGATTACAACGTGGGTAGTTGATGAAGCTGAAGAACTAACAGACGAGAACAAGTTTGACACTATAGACTTATCAGTAAGGCAGCAAGGCAACCAAAACAGAGTTATACTAATATTAAACCCTACAACCAAAGAACACTTTATATATACTAGATTCTTTGAAGACAGAGGTGTTCAAGAGGGGAGCAATATAACCAAAGACAACACTACTTACATTCACACTACTTATATGGATAACATAGAGAACTTATCCAAAAGCTATATAGAGCAGATAGCACAAATGCGAGAGCGTAGACCAGAGAAGTATAAGCAACAGATGTTAGGGTCTTGGCTAAACAAAGCAGAAGGGGTTATATTTGATAACTGGACTATAGGAGAATTTAAAAGAAGTAGTGTAAGTGTATGGGGTCAAGATTACGGATTCGCTGCTGATCCTTCTACATTGGTTGAGTGTAACATAGACACAAGCTCTAAAACAATATACTTAAAAGAATGTTTCTATTTACAAAGATTAACCACATCGCAAATAGCAGAGCTTAATTTAAAGCATTCTAAGGGGGGTTTAATAATAGGGGATAGTGCAGAGCCAAGACTACTAAGCGAGATAAAAGCAAAGGGATGTAACGTCAAACCAAGCATAAAAGGTCAAGGAAGTGTAACATACGGGATAAGCTTACTACAAGACTATGACTTGGTAGTAACTCCAGATTCTACTAACTTAATTAAAGAGCTTAACAACTATTGCTGGTTAGAGAAAAAGTCAAACACACCAGTAGATAAATGGAATCATATAATAGACGCTATTCGATACGCTGTAGGTTATCAATTACAAAACCCAAACAGAGGGAAGTATATTGTATCATAGCTACTAAAATAAATTAAAAAAGTTTATATATTAATAAGTAAAAGATTATGAAAGTAAATTTAAGAATCCCTACAAGCCTAAACGAAATAACTCTAGGACAGTATCAAGAGTTTGTTAAGTTAGAGCAAAAGCTAAAAGATAGTACAGAAGTTTCAATACAATTAAAGATGATTGAGATATTTTGTAGTGTTCCAGAGGTTGTAGTAAGAAATATGAAAGCGACAGACATAGCAGAGGTATGCGATATTATCAATACTATGTTTGACACAGACCACCCACACTTAAGTAAGTTTACTTTAAAGGGTGTAGACTATGGCTTTATTCCAGAGTTAGATAATATGAGCTTCGGGGAGTACATCGACCTAGACACTTTTATAGGAGATAATGATAATTTACACAGAGCTTTAAATGTATTGTATAGACCTATAAAGCTTAACAAAGGAAGTCGGTATATTATAGAAGACTATGAGCCTAACATAAGCGATGATGCTAAAGACTTTCCATTAGATGCTGTGCTTGGTGCTATTGTTTTTTTTTACACTTTAGGGAAGGACTTATCTATAGTTATGATGAACTCTTTGGACAAGAAGAACGAGAAGGATTTAGCACAGTATCTAATTTCACAACCAAATACGGATGGTTCAATTCACTCTATGCAGTCGCTAACGGAGATATTACAAAGTTTGAATATATCACTAAATTAAATGTACACGAGTGTTTAACGTTCTTAGAATACACAAAAGAAAAAAACCAAATAGAAGCATCGCAGATAAAAAATAAATTTAAATAAAATGAGTAATACAGGCATAAGGGGATTCTACCAACTAACAGAAACTATTAAGACTCAGTTATTAGCAGACGTAAACGTAAACACTGTTACTACTGGGGATATATTCGACATAGACCTTTCTAAGCAAAGCATATTCCCTTTAAGTCATATTATAATAAACTCTATTACAACTCAAGAGCAAGTTTTAGTATTTAACATTACTGTTATGGCTATGGATATTGTAGACGAGAGCAAAGAAAAAACAGAGGATATATTCAGAGGTAACAATAATGAGCAAGATGTATTAAACACTCAGTTAGCAGTATTAAATAAGTTAGTAATGATATTGCGTAAAGGAGATTTATATAGTGATAAGTTCCAGCTTCAAGGAGATGCTTCCTTGGAACCTTTCTATGAGCGGTTTGATAATCGCCTAGCTGGGTTTGCTGCTACTATGAATGTTTTAATTCACAACGATATAAGCATATGTTAGCAGACAAATTCTTAAGAGATGAATTAAACAAGTTCGCTAAGTATGTTATACAGCAAAGTAGAAGCAACTTAACTAAGGGTAAAAAGAACTCTTCTAAGGAGCTTTATAATTCTTTAGGTTATGACATAAGCGAAGCTTCTGGTAAGACTTCCTTAGGGTTTGATATGGCAGATTATGGTAAGTTTCAAGACAGAGGGGTAAAAGGTACGGATTCAAATTATATAGAGAATAAAAACACTCCTTATTCTTATACGACTAAAATGCCACCAACTAAGGCTTTTGATAAATGGATAATTAGAAAGGGAATTGCACCAAGACAAGGCGGTAAGTTTACTTCAAGAGAAGGAATTAAGTTTGCTATAGCTCGGTCTATTTACAAGAAAGGAATTAAAGCGAGTATGTTTTTTACAAAGCCATTTGAAGCAGCCTTTAAAAGATTACCAGACGAACTAGTAGAGGCTTATTCAATAGGGTTAGAGAAACAAATACAAGTAAACATAAACAAGAAATGAGCAAAATAAACACAAGAAGTCCTTTTTACATAACAGTAGGAGCTTCTCCGGCAGTTACAAACTTAACTCAAGTAGATTTTGTAGTTAGAGTTTATACTGGAACTAAAACAACAGACCGAGATACTGGAGCAAAATTTACTTTATCATCTCAAGCTATAGCTAACGTGGTAACTATAGAAATTGGGGAGCTTGTAAGTGATTATATTTTAAGTACGTTTAATGGTGCTTATGAATGTACTAACGTTTGGGTTGACATAGACAGCCAGAATTATCTACTAGGAGTTGCTCAAGGGTCCACTTCATTGACTCCTAAGTCTGGTTTTAATGGGTACGGATTCTTTGAAGATGGAGCTAACCCTCAGAGCCTACAGAGTTTATTACAGTCAAACACAACTATATTAAAGTTAGATGATGCTCCAGTGAATTTAGCTGTAGACACTAGCATAACCACAAGCGTTGCGTTCTATGCTAATAACGAGCAAATTTATATTAAGACCATTGCAAGCTCTAACGAAAGTGATAATCAAATAGAATACGTTACAAACACAACAAACGGAGCTGATGATTTTGAGCAGAGGGTATTACTAGATGGAGGTACTTTTGAAGATAGTATCTGCTTACAAGAATTTGCTGATGACTTTACAATATTCCCAGTTGATACAATTTACATAGATGGAACAAATGGCGTTGACGTAGTTAAAGTAGATAACATACAAGAGTGTAAATACGAGCCTTATAAATTAACCTTTATTAATAAGTTTGGTGCACTGCAAGACATCTGGTTTTTTAAACGAACTAACGAAACTCTTACAACTAAGACAGAAGACTTTAAAAGAAACATTGTAGTAAATGGCTCTTACGATACAAGCAGACACCAACAGAAAGTATTAACTAAAAACGGAAACGAAAAGCTCACATTAAATACTGGTTATTATCCAGAAAGCTACAATGATGTTTTTAAAGAGATGCAATTAAGTGAAGACTGTTGGATAGAAATAAACAACCAAACTTTACCAATTACTGTAAGTGGTTCAAGTCTTAAGTACAAAACACAATTAAACGATAAGATAATAAATTACACAATAGACATAGAGTTTGCTTACGACACTATAAACAACATACGCTAGATGCAAATATTAGAGCTTTACATAAAAGGATATAACAGACTGAACGGAACAGCTTCAACTTTAGCAACTAACAAGCTAATAGATACAGGTTCGGCTTTTTTAACGTCTGTAAGTGTAGGGGATATAGTAACAAACCTAAGAACTTCAGCGGTTGCAACTATTGTTAGTGTTGATAATAACACGACATTAACTTTAAGCGGTACAATCTTCACGCAAATAGGCGAAGAGTATAGGATTGAAAGCGAATACCTAAGGGCTGATTTGTTTAAAGACGAGAGCATAACAGTAACCGATAGCTTACTAAACATTAAAGACCTTAATAAAATATTTATACCATTTAGTCAACAGTTTACGCTACCAGCTTCAAAGCAAAATAACAAACTTTTTAGGCATTACGAAAATACAGACGTACAAAATAGTTTTGATGCTCGTTACAGACACGATGCAATTATAAAGCTAAACGGTATTGATTACAAAAAAGGTAAAATACAATTCAAAAGCGTTGAGTTAAAAGATAATAAGGCATATTCATTTAAGGTTGTTTTCTTTGGAGATACTGTAGAACTTAAAGAAGTTTTAAATGAAGATATGTTAAGCTCTTTACAAGGACTTGAAGAACTTGATTTTGAATACACTTATAACAATGTAAAAAATAAGTTTATAAATAATACTGGCGACATTAGCTTTCCTTTAATAACTCACTCAAAAAATATGCGTTTCACTAATAGCGGATATAGAGATAATATAACAGACACTGAACTTTCATTTACTGATATTAAACCAGCTATAAGAGTTCAAAGAGTGATACAAGCTATTAACGACACCTACCCTCAGATTAATATAACTGGCTCACTTTTAAGTAACCCAAGATATTCAAACTTACACTTGTGGCTTCATAAAGAAGAGGGTTATATGAGTAACGCTATAGAGGGTGGTTCTCTTTTTATATTAAGCAACAGATTTAGAGGTCAGCAAACTGTTTTTTTTACAGCTCCAGACTGGACTTACAATGCTGGTTTAAGCCCTGACCCAGATTTAAGGGTTGCTTATTTTATTCCTGATGCGGATGGTACTGAAGCAGTCTCTATAACTAGAAGTTTTAGGGTTACGCTAGAAGTTACATCTGGTACAGCTGTAAGTTATTCTATTATATTTAAAAGGTCTTCAGATAACGCTATTCTGGAATCTTTTGAAAACTTAACAGGTAACCAAACAAAACAAACACGTTTTAGAAGTAGTCAGTTTGGTGGGGTAGGCTCTGAACTAGATTTTAAGGTAGAAATACAAGCAGAAAGCACTTTAGCAATAACTCAAAAACTAACTGTTGAAGAGGGCTTCTATTTCTTAGACTTTCAAGATAACGGTGCTAAATGTGTTTACAATGCAGCGTCAACTAGTGTAACAAACACTATAAACGTGGCTGAGCATATGCCTAAAATGAAGGTTATTGACTTTTTAAGCAATCTTTTTAAGATGTTCAATTTTGTAGTTTACAAAGAAGGCAATAATATGGTAGTCGATGACGCTTTGTATTTTGAGCAAACTGGTCTTAACTATGATATTACAAAGTATGTTGATATGGCTAAGTCTACAATGGAGCGATTATTTCAATATAAAAGTATGCTTTTTAAATTCAAAAGTAAAAAAAGCTTTTTAGTTCAATACTCTGATGAATTACAAAACAATTCTTTTAGCGAAGAAATGTATGGCAATGATGAGTGGGACGGTGGTATATATAAAATAGAGGTTAACTTTGAGAAAATGATGTACGAACGCTTAAGTAATGAAGACAGCGACGCATTAACTACAATCGGTCAAGGTGCTATGTTAGATAGAAAGTTCCAGCCAACAATAGGACAGCCTTTACTTTTATATATAGAACAAACTAACGCTTCTGGTACTTTTAATTTACTCAACGAAAGCGGAACACCGACAGCGATAAATAACTACAACAGACCTAGTAATTTAGGCGGTGATGTATATATACCTGAAAATTTAATTTCTTTAAACTTTGGGATTGAAAACGATGAGTTTTTACAGACTGTAGGGGGAGATGGAAGGAATTTATTTAATGAGGGTTATTTAGATTACGTTGATACTGTTTTTAATCCACAATCAAGACTTTTAAAAGTTAGTGCTTATTTGCCTTTAAGCTTAATTACTAAATATAAAATGAATGACACTTTTGTAATAAACAATAAACCTTATAGAATTAACTCTATTAAGACGAACCTATTAACTAATAAAACAAACTTAGAGCTTTACAATAAAGAACAATTTGTTAGTCAAATAGATAACGGACAAGTTGCATATCTTGGAAGGTTAGCGGCTGTTAATGTAGTAGCAAAGGGAACTACTTTTGTAACCTTAGGATGGGTTCCTTTATCAGAATCAACAGTAACTGGCTATAGTATATATGTAAACAGAGGGTTTAAGCAGACTGTAGATGATGATATTTCAGGGCTTACACTTACTGGTTTAACTTCAAATACTAACTATCAAATAGGGGTTAGAGTTCAATACACAACTACAGATGGAATATATTATTCAAATGATACATTATTAAGCGTAAAAACAGACTAATGATAAAATTAATACTAGAGAGTTTAAAATACGCTAACGGAGAGACTGAGTCTATAAGAATAGCACAAGGTAAATATAAACTACCTACAACTTTAAAAGAGGGATACAAAGCACTTAAACAAGAAATAAAATGGCAATAGAGAAAACAATTAATATTGATGTAAATTCTAAGAAAGCTACTAAAGATGTAGAGAGTCTAGAGAAAAGTGTTGAGGGTTTAAACTCTGCTTTAGATGAGACTAAGAAGTCTGAGGGTAATATTGAAGGAGTTGGAGAAGGTGCAAAGAAATCATCTAAAGGGGTTAAGTTCCTAAGCAAAGGGTTTAAAGGATTAGGGGTTGCTATTAAAGCAGCTGGTATTGGTTTAATTATATCCGCTCTTTATGGTTTAAAAGAAATATTTAGTCAAAACCAAAAGGTTGTAGATGTATTCTCAACAGCATTTGAAACGTTTTCTATTGTAGCTAATCAAGTAGTAACGGCGGTTATTAATGTTTATGAGGCTATTGCTAAAAGCTCTGAAAACTTTAACGGTCTAGGCGAGGTTTTAGGGAGTATTATTAAAATAGGTATAACTCCATTAAAGCTAGGTTTTTTTGCTATTAAATTAGCTTTACAAACAGCTCAATTAGCTTGGGAGAATTCATTCTTTGGAGATAAAGATCCAGAAACAATAAAGCGATTAAATGCAGAAATAAAAGAAACTTCTGTAAATATTGCAGAGGTTGCTAATGACGCTTTAGATGCTGGAAAAGATATAGCTGCAAATATAGGAGATGCTATTGGAGAGGTTGCTAATATTGGTAAAATAGCTGGGGAAGAACTTGGGAAGGTAAGTGTAAAAGCCGCTTTAGAAACAGCTAAAACAAACGTCCAATTAAAAAATAGTGCTGAAATTGCAGCCGCTCAACAATCAAGGCTAGTTGAACAATATGACAGGCAAGCTGAACAACTTAGACAAATTAGAGATGAAGAACGTAATACAGTAGCTGAACGTAAAGAAGCTAACGATAAGCTTTTAGAGGTTCTAGCAGAGCAAGAAACAGCAATGTTAAAACAAGCTGATTTACAAGTAGCTGCAGCACAAAACGAAGTAAATAAAAACAATACTATAGAAGCTCAAGTTGCTTTAATAGATGCCTTAGCAAACAAAGAAGGGGTTTTAGCTCAAGTTGAAGGGTTAAGGTCTGAACAACTATCAAACGACTTAGCACTTGAGAGAGAACAAATAGAGCTGACTAATTCTAAGTTAGAAAGTGAAAGCACATTATCAATAGAGCGTAAAAGATTTAACGCTGAACAGATAGAAGATGAACTAGCAAGGCTAGAAGCATTAAAAGAAATTGATTTACTAGAAGCTGAACAAGAAACTATTAGACTTCAAGCTATTGTAGATAATGCAAATGCAGAAACACAAGCTAAGATAGATGCTCAGATAGCTTTAGATGAGTTTTTAGAACAGTCTAGGCAAACTGGAATAACAAGAGAAACAGAAATCACAGATGTTAAAGACAAAATTGCTGCCGAAAATTCAAAAAATGAAGTAAAATGGGCTGAATTAACACAAGAAGAAAAATTAAAAATAATTAGTAAAGGCTTTAGCGATTTGGCTTCAATTTTAGGGGAAGAAAGTGCTGCCGGTAAAGCGGCTGCGATAGCTGGCGCAACAATAGACACCTTTGCGAGTGCTACATCTTCTTATAATTCTTTATCTGGTATTCCTGTAATAGGACCAGTTTTAGGGGCAGCTGCAGCTGGAGCTGCGATAGCTTCTGGGTTAGCGACAGTCAAAAAAATAGCTTCTACTAAAGTTCCCGGCGGTGGCGGTGGCGGTGGCGGTTCAGTACCATCAGCACCTTCAACACCTACAGCGCCATCATTACCCCCTAGCTTTAACATAGTTGGTGCTAGTGATACAAACCAACTAGCAGACGCAATCGGAGGTCAGTCTCAACAGCCAGTACAAGCTTTCGTTGTAGCTAATGATGTAACCACAGCACAAAGCTTACAGAACAATATTGTTGAAGGTGCTACAATAGAATAAAATACAAAATAAATTAAAAACATTTATATAATAATATGCGGATAGTAGAACTAATTTTAGACGAAGACCAAGAAATAGGAATCGAAGCTATTAGCGTAGTGGAGAATCCAGCAATAGAAGAAGACTTTATAGCTCTCAAATCTCAAGAGTTTAAACTTGCAGAAGTAGACAAAGAGCGTAGAATACTAATGGGTGCTTTATTAATACCTAACAAGCCTATTTATAGACGTAACGGAGAAGATGAGTATTATATATACTTCTCAAAAGATACTGTCTTAAAAGCGTCTCAAATGTACTTAACACAAGGGAAGCAAAATAACTCTACATTAGAACACCAATACGCAATCGAAGGATTAAGCTTAGTTGAGTCTTGGCTAGTAGAAGATAAAGTACACGACAAGTCTGTAAAATACGGAATGGACTTACCTTTAGGTACTTGGGTCGGAAGCGTTAAAGTAAACAACGATAAAATCTGGAACGAGTTTGTAAAGACTGGTAAAGTAAAGGGGTTCAGTATAGAAGGTATGTTCATTGACCGAATGGAACGCCCTAAAGAAGAGATTAAAGACGAACTAGCTAAGATAGAAGAAGCAGAAGCAGATTATTTATTAAGCCAAATAACAGCTATCATTAAAAACGATAAGCGAGTAAAGGGTGGTAAAAAAACAGTTTTAGAAAGCTACTCAGACTATCCTAGTGGTGTTAAGAATAACGCTAAAAGAGGTTTAAAACTTAACGACAAAGTAGATAATAAATGTGCTACTCAAGTTGGTAAAGTAAGAGCACAGCAATTAGCACAGGGAAAACCAATAAGCAAAGAAACTATAAAAAGAATGTTTAGCTATTTGTCAAGAGCTAAAGAGTATTATGACGAAGGAGATTCTAAGGCTTGTGGTACTATCTCTTATTTGCTATGGGGTGGTAAAGCTGGGTTAAGATGGGCTGGTAGTAAACTAAAAGAGTTAGAAAACTTAAGCCTTGCTTCTATGACAATAAACGAAGATTTTGCTATTATAGATGATAGACTTGCATACTCAACAGAAGAAAAAGCTAAAGAGATGGCTTCTAACATAGGGTGCGAAGAAACACATACACACGATTACGAGGGTAAGACTTGGTATATGCCTTGTGAAAAGCACAGTGTAGAGATGTACGATAAGTGTCCAGAGGGTTACAAGAAGAAAGATGGTAAATGTATCAAAAACTAATAAATGATTAAAGACAAATCTAAAGAATTTATAACACCAAGTAAGACAAGCCCTAAGGGCGGCAGTAGAGGTGGTTGTTTATGTAAAGACAATACATATAAGACTAAATGCTGCGATGGAAGCTTAAGAGCTCAAGGAATTGGTAATACTTGAAAATGCAAAATAAATTAAACTAAATTATATATAAGTATGAAGTCAAACAATGTGATTGAAAAAATCAAAGACGTTCTTAACCTTAACGAAGATGTTAAGCTAGAACAACAAGCTTTAGAAAATGGAACTGTATTAGAAGCAGATTCATTTGAAGCAGATAACGAAGTATTTATCGTTACTGAAGACGAGCGTGTAGCTGTACCTGTTGGAGAGTATCAACTTGAAGACGGAAGAATCTTAGTAGTAGCTGAAGATGGGATTATCTCAGAGGTTAAAGAAGCTGGGGAAGAAGAAGAAGTAGTAGAAGAAGTAGAAGCCGAAGAAGAAAAAGAAGAAATGGCTTATGCAACTAAAGAAGAACTTGCTGAGGTTAAAGAAATGATTGAAGAAATCAAAGCAATGTTAGAGCCTAAAGAAGACTTAAGCTCTGAAGATTTAGGTAACCTTATTACTGAAGAACTTTCTAAGCACGAACTAAGCGAAGTACCACAAGAGGTACAAGAAGAATTAAACCAACCAGCGGCTGAGCCTATTATGGCTAACCCAGAAGCTGATACAACAAACAAAACAAGTTTTAAGTTTGCACAAAACCGCAAATCTTCAACTTTAGACAGAGTATTAAATAAAATCATTAACAACTAAAATTAAATAAAATGCCAAATCCAACTATTACTGGTTCTTCATATGCTGGAGAATTTGCTGGGAAGTACTTAGGTGCTGCCCTATTATCCGCTTCAACATTAGACGCTGGAGCAATTACAATACTGCCTAACATCAAGTACAAGGCGGCTATGAAAGTAGGAACTTTTTCTAACTTAGTACGTTCTGCAGACTGTGACTTTGATGCAGCAACTTCTGGGCTTACTTTAACTGAAAAAGTATTAACACCTTCTGAATTACAAGTAAACTTACAAATCTGTAAGAAAGAGCTCCACGCTGACTGGGAAGCTGCTCAAATGGGCTTTAGTGCTTTTGACGAATTGCCTCCTTTATTTTCTGACTATGTTATTTCAAGAGTAGCTGCTGAGGTTGCTAACGCTACTGAAGCATCTATCTGGAGCGGTGCTGCTGGAGAAGGTTCTTTTGATGGATTCTTACAAGTGGCTTTAGCTGATGGTGATGTAAACGACATTACAGCCGAAACTATTACGTCTGCAAATGTTATCGCTCAAATGGGTGCTGTTGTAGATAGTGCTGTCGCTAACGCACCAGCTATCTTAGGAAAAGAAGATTTAACTCTTTATGTTTCTACAAATGTCGCACAAGCTTATATTAGAGCTTTAGGCGGATTTGCGGCAACTATTGGTGGAGCTGGTACAGACAACAAAGGGACACAATGGTATAACGGTGGAGTTTTATCCTTTGAAGGTATTAACATATTTGTAGCAAAAGGATTCGGAAGCAACAAAATGCTTTTATCTCCTAAGTCAAATTTATTCTTTGGGACTGGTCTCTTAGATGACAGAAACGAAGTAAGAGTAATTGATATGTCAGAAACTGATGGTTCTCAAAATGTACGCGTTGTGATGCGTTACACAGCTGGAGTTCAAATCGGAATTGGAAACGATATCGTTCTTTATTCTTAATTACTAATTAACTGATATTAAAGGGTGGGCTAATCTGCCTACCCTTTTTTATTTAAAATCAAAAAAATATGGCTTGTGCAATAACAAAAGGTAGAGGGGTCGGATGTAAGACCGCCTTTGCTGGAATTAAAAATATTTACATCTTAGACTTTGCTGCAGAGGTGGCAAATGCTACACCTTCAGCTGGAACTGTTGACTTAGCAGCTCTTTCTAGTTCTGACTTTTTTAAGTTTGAAGTTAAAGGAGGACAAACATCACTTGAAACTACTGTGGTTTCGAGTAGAGAAAACGGGACGACATACTATGAAAGTACATTAAACGTTACTTTTCAAGTGTTAGACGTAGCAACTCAAGAAGAAATTAAACTTCTAAATAGAGGGCGTGCTCACTATGTAGCTGAACTATATCCTAATGGTGCTGGAGTAACTAAGTTCCTGCTAATAGGTAAAGCTAACGGAGCAGAAATCACTGGGGGTACTATAGTATCTGGTGCTGCTGCTGGGGATTTACAAGGATTTACACTAACTGCTGTTGCGACTGAGGTAGACCCTCCGTTTTTTGCAACTGCTCCAGATGTAGCTTCAACAACTCCAATAGACCCAACTTAATATATTATTTATATTTAAAATTAGCCTTTCCTTTTGGGGGGGCTTTTTTTTTATACAAAATAATTTAGTTTTGTTTATATATTAGTATGAAGTTAATAGCAACAAACGGAGATAAAACTTTTAAGGTAATACCTAGACAGTTTATTAATGGAGCGATTACTGTAATCCTTACAAGTGAAAGCACTGGAACGGTTATAACTAAAACACCTACAGCTTCACTAGATGTAAATTATATGTCTTTTACTGTGGCTTTTGGCACTTTAACTGAAGCAGACTTTTACACGCTTGAAATTAAAAACGGAACTGTTATAATATACAAGGATAGAGTGTTTTGTACTGACCAAACAGTAAACCAAGTAAACAACGATTACTACTCTGTAAACGATGGAGTTTATAATACAGAGGATAGTTTTGATAACGATTATATTATTATATGAATGATTTACGAATAGTTAACTTAAGTAGTTACACAAGCCCAGAGATTATTGAGAAGTCCAACAAGCAATGGGTAGCTTATGGTAGTGATAATAATTTCTTTGCACACCTAATTTCTAATTATGAGAATAGTCCAACAAACAACGCTATTATAAACGCTATTAGCCAACAAATATACGGACTTGGCTTAGATGCTTCAAATTCAAGTAGAAGACCAGAACAATACGCTAAAATGATTACAATGTTTCACAAAGACTGTGTGCAAAAACTTTGTTTTGATTTAAAGCTTATGGGACAATGTGCTATGCAAGTAATTTACTCTAAGGACAGAAAGACTATTGCTAAAGTAGCTCATATTCCAGTAGAAAACTTAAGAGCTGAGAAGTGTAATGAAAAGGGAGAAATAGAGGGATATTTTTATTCAGATGATTGGTCTAATGTAAAACCAAGAACAGAACTAAAGAGAATACCAGCTTATGGTAGTAGTAAAGAAAACATAGAGATTATATATGTTAAGCCTTACAGAGCTGGATATAAGTATTACTCAAGTCCAGACTACACAGGGTGTTTACAATGGTGCGAAATAGAATCAGAGGTGTCAAACTTTCACTTAAATAACGTTCAAGGTAGTTTTAGTCCTAATACTCTTATCCAATTTAACAACGGAACACCAAACGCTGAAGAAAGACAAAACTTAGAAAACAGAATAGCTCAGAAATTCACAGGGACTGGAGGAAATAAGTTTATACTTGCGTTTAATGATAACCAAGACGCTGCAGCTACTGTTGAAACTTTACCTATTAGTGATGCTCATAATACTTACGAGTATGTAAGCTCACAAGCTACAGAAAAAATAATGGTAGGTCATAGAGTGGTATCTCCAATGCTTTACGGAATTAAGGACAGCACAGGGTTAGGAAACAACGCTGACGAGCTTAAAACAGCTTCTATATTAATGCAGAACTTAGTTATAGCACCATTTCAACACCTTTTAATTGATGCTTTTGATTCTATACTAGCTTATAATCAAATAAGCCTTAAGTTATACTTTAAAACCCTACAGCCTTTACAATTTATAGACCTTAAAAACGTAGAAGACGAGGAAACAAAAGAAGAAGAAACGGGGGTTAAGTTATCAAAAGAATTACCAGACGAAATAGGAAGCGATATTGCTGACGCTTTAATAGACTTAGGGCAAGACGAATCAGAGCTTTTAAGCGACTTTGAAGTAATAGATGAGCGAGAAGTAGACTATGAAGAAGAAGTAGGCTTAGATAGCGTTATATCAGACCTTAACAAACCTAAAGAAAAAAGCACTCTTTCTAAAATATGGAATTTTGTAAGTACTGGAGTAGCAAAAAAAACAAAATCAAGTGAACAAGACGGTACAAGTAAACAAACAAAAGAAGAGGGTAAAGAGTTTTTAGTAAGATATGTTTATAATCCTGCAAGAACTAAATCCACTTCAAGACAGTTTTGTTCTAAAATGGTAAGTGCTAAAAAGGTTTATAGAAAAGAGGATATATTAGCAATGACTAAAAAAGCTGTAAATCCAGACTTTACTAAGAGTGGGGATAAATCTGGCAAATATTCCATCTGGCTATATAAAGGCGGTGCTCGCTGCTCCCATAGATGGTTTCGCAAGACTTATGTAAGAAAAATAGGTGGCAAAAGAATGGGCACAGAAATAAGCACTACAGAGGCAAGGTCAAGGGGTTTTAGACCTAAAGGAAGACCAAACGCTCAGAAAGTACCTGTAGCACCTAAAGATATGAAGTATAAAGGTTATACTGCTGAATATTGGAACAAAATAGGATTTAAGAATTAATATGGCAACAGCATTATTTATAAGTAGAACAGACTTAGTTAAAAACTCTATTATTGATGGGAATGTAGATACGGATAAGTTTATACAATTTATCAAGGTCGCTCAGCAAATAGACATACAAAACCTTTTAGGAACGGAGCTATATAAAAAAATCGGTGCAGATATTACTTCTGGTGCTGGTGGTGGTGCTGGTTTATCTGGTAATTATCTAACTTTAGTTAATGATTATGTGCAACCCACATTAATATGGTTTGCTCAAATGAATTACATACCATTTGCAGCATATCAAATAAAAAACGGAGGAGTATTTAAACACAGTAGTGAAACAGCCCAAAACGTTGACAAAAACGAAGTAGATTATTTAGTAAGTAAAGCTAGAGAGTATGCAAATTATTACTCAACTAGAATGGTAGACTATTTGTCTTTTAATGATAATCTTTTTCCAGAGTATAATCAAAATAATAACGAAGATATTAGCCCAGATACGGACACAACTTTTAACGGATGGGTTTTATGAAGTATAAGGTAAAAGAGACTAACCTTACTAAGCTTAAAAAGTATATAGACGAGTCTTTAAAAAAAGAAACACTTGTAAAAGCTAAAGATGATAAATA